ACCTACGTTGTACTCGATGCGCTCGACTTCATTATTAAGTGGCACGCCGAAGTGGCATGTCAACAAAATATCGCCAAGAACCAGACGCCCTTCCGCGGAGCCGAACACATTCCGGTACCGCTGCTGCATCGAGCGCTGTTTTTCGGCCCGGATAAGTTCGAGTTGTTCGTTCTCCGACTCAAACATTATTCACCCGGATCTTTCCCGGCCCCCAGCATGGTGCGCAACGGGCTGTTTTGCTCGGTAGACTTTCCCGCGAGGCTGGCAGCCTTCGCAATCTTAGGAGCATTCTCGATGGCCTGCTGCTTCTGCTGCTCCTGCGCCGCCATCGCGCGGATCTGGGCGATCGCCTTGGGGTCGCGCAAGCAGGAAACGGGAGCGCCCACCGCATCCCATGCCTCCCTCACCATCTGATCGGTGTCGATCGCGTGCAGGGCGAGGGGGTCGAACTGGGTGATCGAAGTAACGAGCGCCACGCCGGACTGGATAGACCTTACTTTGGTAACCCTTGTCTGTGCCTGCGAGAGCAACCCAAGATACTGAACCTTGATCGGGTCGTGCTCTCCCTCCATCAGGATCGATGGAGGCTCGGGAATGCGTCCCGCTCTGGCTTCGATATCGTAGACCCTTGCAATCAGGGGATCAAATGCTTCCGACTGCAGGTTGCCGACGATGGTAGCGAGGAGGGCGGCCTTCTCCGTCATCAACTCGTTGATCTGGGCGGTCACCATGCGCTCACTGGCCTTAGCCTGCGCCAATTGCGTCAGCAGGGTAAACACGTCGGTATGGAAGTGCTGGTTAATGATCATCCCCACCCGCTGCTGATACTCGGAGTTAAAGGGAAGGTTCTGTACTCCAGTCGTCAGCGGCAGCGGCGCGCGCATGCGGATGTCGCCGCGGTTGGCTTCCATGAACGTGATCCCGTTAGGGCCGCGCTGAATCTGGCCGCGCATATCGGAATAGGCGACCAGAGGAGGCTCCGCAGCCTTCTGGGCCGTAATCAGGTTGGTACGTCCCATCTGATTTGCCGTCGCAATCGCCACCCATGCGTCGTGCGCCGGTCCCCTTCCATAAATCTCGTCCGAGTTCGTTCTCCAGCGCCATGTCAGGATAGGCATGGAATCGTAACCGCCCTCGGAGAGCATGATCACTCCTTCTTCGCTGCCCGCTGCCTGCGCGGAATTGTCGAGAATCTTGCCACCCTTGCGGTAGACCCACGAGGATTCCCACTTTTTACCCTTCCTGTCGATTCTTGACGGGTCGTAATCCTTTCTCGGATAAACGGCATGGAGAACGTCCCGCGACTCGTGCATGTTCTGCTTGTAGTCCTTGTCGAAGTCGTTGTCGGCGCGCTTCATCGTATCCATGCCGAACTGCTGCGCCAACTGCCGGAGGGTCATCTTATAGACACGATAGTTGGTATCGACCTTCCCGAAACGGTTGACGGCGATATAGCACTCGCGGAAGTGGGGGACGGTGAATACTATCGTTGCCGTGGCAACGTCTTCCTCGATCAGCATGTGCGCGGTCCCGCATGTTGAGCCGTCGGATATAAACTCCGGAGCAAGATCGTAAAAGTTCGAGCGGTTAAAGGACGAGTACATCACATCCTGACATTCCTGAATCCAGCGCTGCACCTCGGGATAGCTATCCGTTCGCTTTCCCGACCATGCCCGCATACGGCTCGTGCGGGGGAAATTCAGCTTTCCTGGTATCTCAAGTGCGAACCATGGCTGGTTCCTCGAGCAGAGATACCCAACCATCCCCTTCACCAGCGTGTTCCGCGCGAGCATGGCGCTGTCGTCGTAAATCTCCATCCCCGTCGCCTGTCCGGGCCACAAGTTCTGGTTCTGCACTGACCTGCGTCCGTGATTGACATACATGATGAGGTTATCGACCATCGGCTCCCAGGGGATGCGCTCCTGAGCGAGAACCTGGAGATACTTCTCACAGTCTTTGGCTCGGTCGTCGGCAGTGCGGTTTTCCAGATGCGATGGAGCGAAGCTGTCCCCATTCTGGAACGGGACCGAAGTCGCTATCATGGGGAAGGGCATCTAGGCTCCGAGGGTTGCCTTCTGGACCGCAGGCGTTCCGGATGCTCCCGTAGGGCTGGTGAGAATGGTGGACGCCATGCCTCTGCGCTTGGTCAGAGCGTTGGCCTGTGCCAGCGCTGCAGCCTGAGCAGCCTGCGCCTGCTGGTTCGCCGTGTTGGCTGTTGTGGGAGGCTTGGGGGCCTTGGGCTGGTTCACCGCTTCATAGATACTCGTTCCCACCGTCGCAGCGGTGGATGCGATCAACGTGCCGAGCAGGATTGGAGTGATGCCCATCAGTTCCCTCCCTTGTAGAACGGCCTCTTGTTCTCCCCGATCACCTTCACGAAGTAGCGCCCGAAATCCTGGTAATCCATTGCCTCAAACAGCCGATACACATTGTTGTGGGTGCCGCCGTGGGTCATCATGAGTTGAGCCCCATTCTCGATAGCCACATCCTCCGCCGCGCGCACCAGCCTTAGTCCCTCTCTCCCCCTTCTATACTCGGGATGGACGAAGAGCAGCGGCAAAGAAGCGGCGATGCAGGCGTAGTGGGGATGCGGCGTGATGACGATAAAAGCCCCCGCCTTTACCTTACCTGCAACGCGGGCGATCAATACCTTGAGTTTTCCTGTCTGCTGTGCCAGCAGGTAAGTCTTCCAGTCCACGTCGGGAGGAAAGTCGTGGAACTGCCCCGCTACTTCCTGCCAGTAGCCGTCCTGCAGGGGCTTCATCTCTTCGATCAACTCAGGTGTCAATTGTTCCACGTGGAACTCAAGCATCTATACCGTCCTCAATCCGTAAGTCAGCGTGTTTCCCTGTTCTCTCTGGCTTCGCTGCGACATCAACTCCAGCAGTTTGTCGCGGTCATTGCTGGGTGGAGTATACACCGGCTGCTCCAAGGCAGCGTACCGAATACAATCCGGAAAATCCTTGTACGCCTCCTCCGGCTTCTCCGTACCCTGCTTCCACTGATAATTGAACATGTCGTTGATCGGTCCGCGATCCCCTCTGCAACCATCTTCAGCGAACATCATCGCAGGAACCGCTTTCCCCCTCACCTGCGAGAAATGCGGCGCCAGATACTCCTTCACCCGCTTATGACCCAACGACACGTCGCCGGGATCACTATGACTCAGCCTGATGCGCTCGATGCCGGCCTTGTCCAAATCTTCTTCCCACGAGGACTCCCCGCTGATAGTCCTCGTCGTCCGTGCTCCATACTTGGCATCGAGGATCACGTACTCCGGATGCTGGTAGTTGTGCTCGGCGCGCTTCACCTTCACCTTCCTGACAATCTCCTCGATATTGCCCGTCGGGAGCAGGTACGCATACCAGTAAATCCGGTTCGCCGGCTTCCCATTAATCACGATATCCTCGGGACTCACCGCCCCAAAGATCCACCTGACGGGCCTCGAATCGTGCGGATCGACCACTTCAATCCGCATCCAGTCTTTCGGTATCTGAAAGTCCTTGTAAAGATGGACCGATCTATCCAAGTCCTTGTACACCAGCCCGCTGAGATGCGCCCACTTGCCCTCGATGTGGGCTGCGAGCTCGTCCGGGTCGGTAAACATCTTCAGGTACTCTTCGATGCCCGACCGGGGAATAAAGCCCATCACCTGGCCGCACTTCGGACACTTGTTCTTCGGCCTTTCCTGCCCCGGCTTCAGCCTCTCAGGCCTATTCTCCTCAATCGTTTCGCCGCACGCCCTGCACCAGTCCTGGCAGTTGTCCCACATGCTGCCATGAAAGATAGCAATCTCCTTGTCTTCCCCGCCGGTATTAAAAGCCTTCGTCGAGAACATGTCGTAGATGTAGGCCTCTTTCAACGGCGTCATGGTGAACCACGAGGGAGCGTTCGTCACCACCTTGCCGCGTTCCGACGCGATCAGAATATCCTTCGGAGGAGGCTCGTCCCAGTGGTTCCAGTGCGGATCAATGCCACGAAAGCTGTCCGCAGGCTGGTTATACGACCGAATATGAATCACCGACCCGCAGGGTTTTCCCTTGAAGTCATACCTCAGCGCCACCTGCTTCAGGGCCCCCGTAGAATCGTTCTTCCACTCCGGCCCGCAGTGCGCGGGAATCAGCGCCTCCAGCTCCGGCCTGATCTTCGCCTCGACCGACTGCGCCATCGTCTCGCAGCCAATCAATCCATGATTTGGAACCTGTATCGCAATCCGGTGGTCGGGATCATCCTCTGGAAGCCACGGCCTGAATCCCATCGCATGCGCAATGTCCTCGCAAATCCCAATTCTCGTCTTCCCGGTCTTCTCGCCAGTCTCAAGAATCCTGCGCCTCGGAGTCCTGCCATCCCTGTTCTTGACCCTGATAAACGGCTCCTGCACCCGATTCATCCGCACCAGGCCAATCCGCATCAGTGAGTTCACCGTCTCAATCGCCTGCGACGGGTCTATCTTCCCATCAGCGCCAACAGCCCTCGCCAAAGGATCAATCTGCTGCTGCTTCAGAGGCATCTACTCTTCCTGTGTGTACTGAACGTGAATCACGTCCGCTGCCGTCCCAATGCCGTACCAGTTCCACAGATTGATAGCCCCGCTGGTGAACGGCCCTATCGTAGTCGGCTCAACCGTGGTGCTTGCAACATGAACGGGAATCCCCGTCGATGTCGTCACCCCGGAGTCATCCCCCACAAACGAAGCGCTGGCCCCCTGCCAAACCTTCATCTGCATGGCCCTGATCTTCAGAGCGGTAAACTGGGTTGCTCCCGCCCCCAGCGTCACTGTCAATAGCGGCATCTCGCCTCCTTCACGTCAAAAGCAGCATACCACTACTTCTTTGCCGGTTCAGCCTTCTTTACAGGCTCAAACTGCCCCGACCCCACGTTGTAAGTAAACTTCCCCTTCAGATTGTGATCCTCAACGATCTTCTCCCCAGCCACCTGCAACTGAGCATTGATCGCCGTGATCTTCTCCGTCGCCTCATCAATCACATGCTGCCGCTGCAACTGGATCCGGTACAGCACAACAGCCTCCTCATCCGTCGGGTACAGGTGCTCAGGAGCCGCCTGTCCCACCGCTACTCCCGCCATCAGAATCAACACCGCTGCGATTCTCTTCACCATAACTTCTCCATAGCCTCCAGATAATTATCCAAGCACGACTCCTAGACCCCGCCGCCGCCTCACGGTCAATCCGCTCCAGCAATTCGTCAGGTATCCGGATGCTCGTGACTTTGGGCATGAATACATTGTATTACAAAGGGCGCTTTTAGGGGAAATCTCTGGGGGAGGATAGAATCGCGCGATACCCCGGTAGCCCTATGGGGGGCACCCGGGCCCTGGTAGGCTCTCTTTTTAGGGACGCTGCGGCTTACACGAATAGCAGCTGCAGCTGATGTGGTGCGCTGAGCGCCTAGATGTAACCATTGGTGCTGTCTCTGGCTCTGGCGGTGACTGTACCAATGGGACACGCTTCTTATGTCCTAATGGGACACGCTGTACCAATGGGACGGTCGATGATTGTACCAATGGGACACAGTTCCACTTGGTTGCCTTGCACCTGGCACAACGCCCTGGCAGTTTGTCCCCGAGCAGCCATACGTGTCCACATAGATCGCATATACACGCATCACGCTTCTCTATCGCCATTGGAATCTACTCCTTAGACCGCATCTCGCGTATCGCATTCACCGCATCCAGCAGCACCGTCACATTGACCGACGTGCTCTGACCACGTATGTTTCGCTTCTTGTCCTCGAGGATGCCAAATGCCGTAGCTCGTTGAAGCAATGAGGCTTTAGCTATGTCCTGGTCGGATACCGACATGAGTATTCGATGCTGTGAGCGCTCGAGGATATCCGGGAGATTATCCTTAAAGGCCGTGTGCTCTGCTTCACTGATGCGCTTGCCCAGGAAGCGCTTGAGTACCCTGGTAACGTTGGCTGGATCGCATCCTACTGCTTTTGCTATCTGGCTATCGCTCAGGTCTGGGTGGTCTAGTTTCATTCTGCGGATTCTTGGAGCTGCACCTGTATGCTTACCGTTGACCTTCTGAATGACCTCGCCGATCTTTGGTGTTTCCATAGCTGCAGGATAGACCTATATGCCTGATTTTGCTCTGTTATCTTCATCTGCGTTTGTGCTGACTGTAGATTTATTTACTAATAATGAAGATTTCTCTTGACGGGGAATAGGTGTGGCGTTATTCTCCAGGAGCAACATGCGATTGTGAGGTGTTTGATTATGGCTATCGGTTGCGCTTGCGGTCAGCAGTACGTTGGGTTGGTCGTGGATAAGTGTGTCATCCAGACAAGAGATGACGATTATTTCTCGGCCGTCATTTGGGACGGAGAGACATTTAAGACTGTTGGCTACGAGTCCACAGCGTATGGCCCATGTTCTGCATGCAATCTACGCGCTGCCGCGGTAGTGGATGCGAGTGAAGAGCTTCGTGTGTCCTACAAAGCGTATTGCCATGCTAGAGACGTGGAAAACCACAATAATATGGTGCGAATTGGACGCGAAACGCCATACTTGGACGCTAAATATATCGTTGTTCGCGGACGGAAGATTGCCAAGGGAACGAGCGGCATTGTCAAAGCTATTCGCCAAACTATGTACGGGCATATGGCCGCACTAAAGACGGATTCAGGCATCGTTTGGGTTGACTCCAAAAATATCGCGGTTCTGGATTCAAAATCTTGCAGTAACTAACCCCAGGTGCACGCATGCACCTGAAAAAAAGGAAACTATGGCACGCTTATCAGCACACGGAAAAGAACTTCTTAGAGGTCGCACAATGACACCAGTCAAGATTGGAACATCGTGGCGCATCAAGATGGCTGACGAATCCCTCGTTGGTTGGTACATGAGTAAGACTCAGGCCGAGGCAGGTATCAACAAGCGCATCAGGGAAGGGAAGTAAAAATGTCGTCATCAGCCGGGAGCGTTATCCCGGCTTATCCCCAACTCTCAGCGTCCACGTCGCGGGGATGGATAACCAACTAATTGAGAGATCCCATAAGGAGATTAAGAAATGTTCTGGATTTTGATTTATTCAATGCTTATCGTTCATAGCGGCAGAGGGTTGCATATCTCTCAGCCTATCGTTAACCCGATTCATGGCAAAATGCCTGCTCAGAGCAGGTATTAGGGAGAATTGCAAATGGATAACCTGACGAAACAGCAACAAGCAATTGTTGACCTCTTGTGGGACTACCTGAAACGTGATCCTGAGCATAAAGACAGGCGTCAGACGGGATTCGGGACAAAAACCAAGCTGGGGTTGGCCTTGAGTGTTGAACGAATAGTGAAAGAGGCTGAAAATGGATAACCCCTTCCTAAAACTCTGGGTTACCCTTTGGGGATCAAAGGACTCGGCTGAGCCAGCTGGCGATCTCCACGTCCATATCTTCGACTCTGATAATGGAATCGAGAAGGTTGGCAAGTCGATTCTGTTCAAATGCCGCTGCGGAGTAACGAAGGTTGTCTCAGCATGACTTACGACGATTGGAAAACAACCCCTCCCCCGTACTACGATCTCGCGGAGTATTGCGAGGTATGCCACAATTCACCTGACAGATGCCACTGCCACGAAGACGAAGAGGAGGAACCGCCATGCGAGACCGAATAGACTGGGACGCCGAGCGCAAGACCTGGCGCACGCCGTTGCTCGACTACTGCCGGTTGGCGATCGCCCTGCTACGTCCCCAGCCAGAGCTCCCAGCCGCGCGCTGTCCCCAGTGCGGCATCTATGACGAGCCTTGCCAGAAATGCGGCAACCTATGAGAAGCCACATCCCGCCCGATTACCTCGAAGATCCCCGTCCTTTCTTTGGTGGCGGCTCGGCGCTCTTCTGGAGATCACCAGCCGGCGAACTCGTTCAGGTGCAACACGCATCTTACGAGATCCTGCCATCGATCGAAGAAGAAATGAGTGTGGCCGTCGTACTGTCAGATATCATGTACCCCAAAACAGCCACGCCACCTGAACCGCCGCAGAAGAAACGCCGGCGCCAGGTGCATGTGCGCACCTGAAACACGGCCACATCTGAGAGCGATCCGCAAAAAAGAACCCCTCTTGTTTAAGGAGGGGTTCTACCTTGGCTTGAGAGGGAGAGAGCGAGGGCGCCGGAAAACTGGATGCCTAGTCGCAGTCACCGGAAAGGAGGTGGAAGCGGCACCCCCGCAAAAATAGATTGACATTTTCTCCGGATATATGCAAGCCTAAAGTCGCCTAATCGTATGAATATTTCCGGAAAGTCTCTCGACAACTCGATTACGACAATCCCGCATTCATGCGCCTCGGCATCCTTCCGAAAGGCAGGCGGCGCGGTTAGGTGATCTGGCACTTCCATGGCGTCGATAGCAGTTCCGACCAGGGCCTAAATCCATGTACGTGGATAGGCTGCGAATCCGGTAGCAAACCCTCTGCGGAGAGTGCTCGGGTGGAAAGTATGCTGGGCTGATACCCTCGCTGGCGCGTTAACAGGCGTGACGGCTGGTGGCCGGAACGCAGGCGTTGAGCAGAGTCAGACTAGTAGCAGTAATCACCCCTGCCGAGTTTAGCCCCTGTCGCAGTTAAGGCCCCAAACGGGGATGGAGCGGTCAGTTAAAAACACCATGTTTACGTTATCGCGGTTAGCGGTTTGTGCATCAGCAAGGATATTCGTGTGTACGCTGATCCCAAAAACGCCGTCGAAGGAGTCTGTAATGGGTAAAAGGCCGTGGAAGTCGGGACCTAAAAACAAGGGCTACCTGAAAGACTGCAATAAAAGCGTTCAGGGGAACCAAAAACATCGACAGGCAAGCCGCTATCCACAAAAAGAGCCCAATGGCGGGAAAGATAGTGGCAATTCCTAAAGACCACACTTCGTGATTGAATTTATCTCCACACTGTGGCATGATTTGTCTAGGCCATCCTAGTTCGTAGGAGGGGGCTCCGAAAGAACTTAGCAGTCTCGGTGGCTGCGGGATGGCATAGGAGAAAATAAATGATCGTGAATGATGCCAGGCGCGTACGGGTGATCAGAGCAATGCTCGAAATGGGATCGAAAGAGTTTGCCGACGCCATCGGTATCGGAGCCAGCACCCTCTGGAGCTGGGAGTCGGGCCGTTCCGCCCCTAACCCCGAGAAGCGTGACCGGCTGCAGTCCTTCTGCCGCGAAAACGGGATCGCACTGTCTCCCGGCGGATACCCGTTCCCCGCTTCCGAATTAGCTATACTTTATCGAGTTACAGGATTAACGGAGGCGAAATGATTACAGTAAAATTTGGATTGGGTGAGACTCGTAGTAATTGGGGAAAGTCGAACGGCAAGCCCGCTGTCATCCTCGAACCAATTTCACCGAGCGGCCCGGTGGGGCATGAGGCACCCGGAAGTAACGATGACCCCCTACATCCTGAGACGGTTGTATTAGAGTTTCATGCGCCGGAAGGTGCTGAGGTTCTGGTAGACGACATTCGGCTGGCCCTAGTCGGGGCTGGCGTTCCCGTACCAGACTCAATTGCAGGTACAGGGCCGCTGTTCAAATCGGCGAAAGAAATATCTTGACACAATAGAATAATCTCCACTATTATCGCTCCAGATATCGGGAGAGGCGGAAAATCAAACCCGCAAACCCCGGATAAGGAGCAATCAATGGAACGCAGTGAACAGGTAGGCGACCTGGTATCAGCGCTGGCAAAAGCCCAGTCTGAATTCAAGCCCGCAGTCAAAGATTCAAGCAACCCCTACTACAACGCAAAGTATGCCGACCTCGCTACCATCATCGAGGCCACACGCGCGGCATTGACGAAAAACGGTATCGCAGTCATGCACTCCTGTGCGTCGGACATCGATCGCCAAGTAGCATCCGTCAGCACTTTCCTTTACCACGGAGACCAGTGGATTGGATCAACCGCTGAAGCGCCAGCTGTAGGCAAGGCAAAGGACGGCGGCATCAGGTTTGATGCTCAGACCATCGGAGCCGCGTGGACATACTTACGCCGCTATCAGTTACAGGCGCTGATCGGACTTGCCAGTGAGGACGATGACGGCAATGCTCTGGTGACAGACAAAGCTCCGCCACCAGCTGTCAAGAGGGGCACTCCAACTCCAACTCCAGCACCGCAGGACGACGGATTTAAACAGGCTTTTGAATGGTGGTCGAAGACGCTGAAAGAGTGCGTCAACTATCCCGACCTCGAAGTCAAGGTCGTCTCACTTTGGCGCGATGCTAAAAACGGCAAGGAGAACGCCGAAGAGTTTCTCAAGGTCGCTGACAAACCCATGCTGGAAGACCTGTGGCGCTGCCTGCCTAACCTTGAAGTATTCAATACGGTGGTGGCTCCGCTTACCCGGCTGGCCCTGCATGTGCGCAAGCCGTTCATCACCGAAGCATCAGACGAAGCCAAGCGCCGCGGCTATATCGTCAACCGCACGTCTGGCTTCTACGAAGAAGGGAAAAAGTAATGCCTACACTCTACGATCTCTCCCGCGAGGGACTGGAAATCTTCGACATGCTCTCCGATAACCTCGGGGAGCTTACCCCGGAAATCGAGCAGCGACTCGACAAGATCATGCTCGAAGGCCCGGACAAGATAGAGGCTGCCGCTATGGTGGTGCGCAGTCTCGAAGCCAACGCCGCAGCCTGCGAAGCCGAAGCCGAGCGCCTCCGCAACCGAGCAAAAGCGTACGCTGGCCAAGTCGACTCGCTCAAAAAGAAGATGACAGCCTGCCTCGATACCGCTTTCAATGGCAAGGTGAAAACTCCGCTGTTCACGGTATGGACGCAGAAGTCTCCGGATCGCGTGGTCGCCGAACTCGTGCCCGGAGTCACGCCTGAAGACATCGCGCAGGAGTACCCCGCCCTCGTTCGCGTCAAGGTGGAACTCGACCGCGACAAGTGCGTCGATATCTTTAACCGTCCATTGGCGGAGCGTGAGGGACTACTCCCCGAAACCATTCTCTTTGAGGACAGGAAAGGAACACGCTATGTGCGAATTAAGTGACATGCTGGGCGGGCGCGACCCGCACGAAGTGATGTTTCACGCCATGTGCCACATGCGTGACCAGATGAGCATTGTCGCGGGGCTGGCTTGGTACTGGAGAGCAGACCACAGTGTCATCCGCGAATCTCACAGTGCGCTGTCTGAGGCGCATACCCTGCTCTTTGAATGCTGCGAAAAGATATTAGAGGATAAATTCGCAGCAATGGTGGAAGAGTGAACCGCATCCACCTTGGCATCGGGAAATCGCCGTTCTCCCTCCGGCGCTTCCTGCGCTTCCACTGGGTCTACCCCGTACTCGTCGCCATGTCCGTCATCGTGGCTGTGGCGGTCGTCATCAACTCGTACCTCGGCGGGATACTCTGCGTAGCTATTCTGCTATGGGCATATAGAGAGGAGTTCAGATCGTGATGGCTTCTAAACAGGCAATCCAAAGACTGCTGCTCAACGAGTATGGCGAGCCCGACGACGGCCTCGGATGCTTCCGTGGATTCATGGCAGCCGGAATCATAAACCTGCTGGCGGGAGTTGTACTCCTCGCATGGCTGATCTGGAGTTAACTTATATGGAAATTAGAAATATTTTTGGTGAAGTCATCTTTGCGCTAGAAGGTGCAAAGACTGTGCTTGAACTCGTAAACGCGGCCGTTCAAGCGAAGAAAAGCCTGCGTGGTGCCGCCCTGAGTGGTGCCGACCTGCGTGGTGCTTACCTGCGTGGTGCCGCCCTGCGTGGTGCCGACCTGCGTGGTGCTTACCTGAGTGGTGCTTACCTGCGTGGTGCCGCCCTGATTGGTGCCGACCTGCGTGGTGCCGACCTGCGTGGTGCTTACCTGCGTGGTGCCGACCTGATTGGTGCCGAACTGCGTGGTGCCGACCTGCGTGATGCCGACCTGAGTGGTGCCGAACTGCGTGGTGCCGACCTGCGTGATGCCGTCCTGCGTGGTGCCGTCCTGCGTGATGCCGACCTGCGTGGTGCCGTCCTGATTGGTGCCGAACTGCGTGGTGCCGACCTGCGTGGTGCTTAC